ATGACTATTCAATGCAAACGCGTGTACGACGCCGCCTCCGGCGATGATGGCTATCGGGCGCTGGTCGACAGGCTCTGGCCGCGCGGCATCAAAAAAAGCAGCCTGAAATATGATGAATGGTGCAAAACGCTGGCTCCTTCAACGGAACTGCGTAAAGCGTTTCATGGCGAGGCTATCGATTTTACCGCTTTTCGCGACGCTTATCGAAAGGAGCTGGCTGAGCAGGAAGCGACCGGCAAGAAACTGGCAGCGCGCAGTAAAACAGGTACCATCACGCTGCTCTATGCCGCAAAAAACAGAGAGCAGAACCACGCCATCGTACTGGCTGAATGGCTAAGTTCGCTTTAATCCGCCACCCGCTCACGCGTCATTTGCGGCTGGTTATCCGGCAGCAGCGGCATCAGGTGCCCGGCGCGCACAAAAGCAAAACCTGACTGCCCGTCGAAAGAGATAACATCGCCGGTCACCAGCCAGAGTGCGCGACTCATATTACGGGGCATCTCTGTCACCACGCCATTCACCGGGTTGAGAAAACGCTCGCCGGGCTGAAACTGGCCGAATAATTCAACGGATTTGCCGATATTGCGCCGCCCGTTGGCGGTTTGGGCGCCGATCACCATTGCCAGGCTGCCCGGTCGTAACTGGAACATACTTCTCTTCACATGCGCTTGCGCGTCTACAAATAATAAGATAAATCCTAAAGAGAAGTTTACCTCGCTTTACGCACGCTGTCACGAGCCGGAGCGGGGATGATCGCGACGCCACAGTTCCCACTCATCGATGACCTCGCCGCCCGGCAGTTTGCACTTGGTGCGTATACCCTGCGGGCTCTGCACCGGCACGCGCTCACCGCCCCGCTGCTGGCAATAGACCGCCGCCGGGTTTGCCATACCAATCTCTGGCGGTCTGGGCGCATCAGGCTTTGAAGAAGAACAGGCCGCCACCATCAAGGGCAGCAGTAACAGGCTATAACGCATCAGATTATCCTTGGTCGCAAAAGTGAACAGGGCTTACAGCATAACCGCATGTTTCCGCTATCTCCATGATTTCTCCATCGTTACTTCACTTTTGTGCTCTAGAGTTGTCCCGTTCTCGTATGACCCGGGAACATCATTCCGTAATCAATGAGTTTTTTGCCCCGCATCATCAACGGGGCTTTTTTTTTGCTTATTCCCCAAACCTGACGATCTCGCGCTACGATATAGCACCTTTTATGGCGTCATCTTTTAATGTGTTGAATACGACCTGCAAACTAACCGGATTTATTACCCAAAGTCAGTACTGGCGTCATGGAAATTCACCCTCATATCCTTGATGCTAACGAAGTGATATATCGGGGTAAAAAATCTTTACCCGTCTGGCTTAAACGTAACGAGTGTCACAGTGGTTTAAGAAAAAACGCATTATGTTTTATCTCTTCTACAATTAATTTCTGGCGTTTATCGCCAGTAAAGGAGTGTTCGTGAGAAAGACCACCATCATTATGCTGATTGTCGCAATTGCTGCCGTTGCCGGAACGCAATTCGGCTGGTGGTAAAACCGCAGATTTCATTTTAGGTATAAACTAAGGCAATCGAATGATGGCGTCAGCGGAGCAGAATACCCTTGTCTCTTTTCGTTGGTCGGGATCTTGCTATGTTTACCGGGCTTAAAAAAAGCGAAAGCAAACGGCTTGCTGCTCTGGAAATGCTGCGCAAAGAAGATGAAGCGCGCGACGCCGCGCTGGCAGAATTTGCCTGCCTGGCTGGTGATATTATGGGCGTCGAAGGCTGTTTTATCACCACCTTCGATGATGAATATCAGTATATAAAATATGTTAAAAACATCCCTATTAAGCATACGGAAATTCGTATTGAACAGACCCTGTGTCAATATTCGCGTAATAGCGGACAGACTATTATTTGTACCGATACCCGCCTTGATGAACGATTTAATTCTCAGCCGCTGGTAAGAAGCGGCGATATTCTTTTTTATGCATCGGCACCTTTAATCACCGCTGAGGGCGTCGTACTGGGGGCGCTGTGCGTTACGCATCCTGAAACTTACATTCCCACCACGCAGCAGATCGCCAGTTTTCAGCGTATTGCTCATCTTGCCACGCTCTATTTAGAAACCAGCTACGCCGTCGGGCGTGTTGATTCGTTGACCGGTTTGCCAAACCGTCAATATTTAATGAAAGAGATGCAGCGGTTAATCGCAGGAAAAGATCCCGGACGCTACGGCCTGATTATTTTTGACTGTATCGATATGCCGCGCGCTTATGAATTAACCCGCTATCTTGGGCTGGCAGCGGTGGAAAAGCTGCTGCGTAGCTTTACTCCTTTACTCAGGATGCGCCTGAAATTAAAAGACAGCACGACGCTGTACGCCTTTGCCACCGGGCGTTATGCGGTACTGGCGGAAAGTCACTATGCGCTGGCGCTGATGAAGCGGGTTGAAAAACTGCCCGGCACCCATGCGAAAATTGCCGGTGATATTGATATCCATCTTACTATTCATGCAGGCTATGTGCAGTTTGCGCCGCAGGAAGATAATGAACAGGAGATCGTGCGCCAGGGCATCAGCGCCCTGCACGAAGCTATCCGGGAGAAAATCCCGGTATTTCAGTTCAACCCGATCCTCGATCATCAGCGCAATAAAGATTTTAAACTGCTCTACGATCTGAGCGAAGCGCTCAAATCTGCCGATCAGCTCTATATGGCTTTTCAACCAAAGATTTCCCTCTCCAGCGGCAAAACCGTCGGCGTGGAAGCCCTGCTGCGCTGGAAACATCCGCAGCTGGGAAATATTTCGCCGGCGGTGATTGTGGCGCTGGCAGAGAAAACGTCGCTGATGGCGGATATCACCCAGTGGGTGATCAAGACGGTGATTGCTCAGCAAAAAAAGTGGAAGCAGAGCGGTATCCTGCTGCCGATCTCCATTAATGTTACGGTGAGTGATTTTTCTCGTTCCGGCTTTGCTGATGACCTGTTTGCCACTATTTCCAGCGCCGGGCTCTATCCTGCCGACATCCGTATTGAGTGCCTGGAGACGGAAAAAGTACTGGAAAGTGAAGTTGCGCTCAAAGAACTGGCGCGTTTCAAGCAGCTGGGATTTATTATCCTGCTGGATGATTTTGGCGCTGGCTACAGCAATATCAGCTATTTGCGCCGTATCCCCATCGATATTATTAAGCTTGACCGTTCGCTGGTGAGCCAGATCTCTACCGATCCGGAAAGCCGTATTATCGCGCGCAACGTTATCACGATGCTTAAAGAACTGAACTATGTGGTGCTGGCAGAGGGCATTGAAGATCTGGAAACCGCACGTATGTTGGGCTCCTACGGTTGTGATGAAGCGCAAGGCTACTTCTTCTCCCGCCCGCTCTCCCCGGATGATATCCCTGCCTGGCTGGCGGATTGTAAACCGTTTCGCCTGCTGGCAAAGATCAACGACAAACACCATCACTATGGCGCTTCATCGTAATCGTTTTAGCCTGACTGTTTTTAAATCAGGTGCGCAGCAAAGCGGCTTAATAACAGCGGGCGGCCGGGATTATGCACGCACTGAATTAATATCCTGATCATCAAATTTATCAATCCCACGACAGAAAAAATCGCACTTGATCGATTCAGCATGGCAGGTTATAAAGTGCACAAATAATGGAATACGCTTTATTCTTTATGGCAGTTTTGATGTCGAAACTGCCATTTTTTAATTACTGCGGGTTCAGCATCATATTGATAGCATCCTGTTCCGTTAAGCCAAAGCCCTTCACCAAAACATCCATCGATTCATTCTGCGTTTCATTCAAAACGGTTTCGCTCCCGCTGCTGTGCAGATTGCCCTGAAGGATATCTCCCCTTTCAACATCATACTTTTCAGCCAGTTGCGCGATAGCGAACTCACCTATTTCGTCACGGATAATAATAAAGCCAGTGCGATGCTCATGATGCACAACGGTACCTTTCATACGCTAACCCTTTCGCTGTAATCTATTTTCAGCGTAGCGGAAAGTTGCCGACCGGGAAATGGGCAACGGCTGTTTTAGTGAGCCAGGAAACAATTTGCAGAATATATTATGTATGACCGCTAAATAATGGGGGGCAACGGCGAAAATTATAAAGCTTCAGCAGTTCCCTGCCGAAAATAATAAACGCAGTTTCGCACATTATTGTTTATCTTTTTTGCCACCGAGATTACTCCACTATGGGTAACCCTAAGTCTGTCACACAGCAAGAGTACGTTTTCGATCCTGATGCCACCTTAATGTCCACGACCGATCCGGCAAGTTATATCAACTATGCCAATGATGCGTTCGTACAGGTAAGCGGCTTTTCACTCGAAGAATTGAAAGGAAATCCTCATAATCTGGTGCGCCACCCGGATATGCCAAAAGAGGCGTTTGCCGATATGTGGTCGACGCTTAAACAGGGCGAGCCGTGGACAGCGCTGGTAAAGAACCGCCGCAGCAATGGCGATCATTATTGGGTTCGGGCCAATGCAATCCCGATCATTCGCCAGGGCGCAGTACAGGGCTATATGTCGGTTCGCACGAAACCGGCGGCAGAGGAGATTGCGGCAACGGAAAAGCGCTACCGGGCGTTCCGTGAAGGCAAAGCCAGCGGGCAGCGCTTTAATAAAGGTTTAATTGTGCGTCGCGGGCTTCGCGCCATGTTTACCACCCTGCCCCTGCGCTGGCGGCTGCGTTCTGCGATGATCGTCACTTTGCTGCTGAGTATGATAGCCGGCTGGAACTGCGCATTAACGCCTGCGCAAATGGCGCGCTTTTCCGCCTTACTGACCGTTGCTTTATTGCTTATAACCGCATGGCTGGAGGCGCAAATTGTTCGCCCTGTCGAGCGCCTGCGCCGCCAGGCATTACAGGTGGCAACAGGCGAAACGCATCAGGTAGAGCTTATAGATCGTGTGGATGAAGTGGGCGTAACATTGCGCGCTATTAATCAGCTGGGGCTGATGTTCCGCTGGCTGGTGAATGATGTCAGCGGCCAGGCGCGCACGGTACTGAAAGCCTCTGATGCTCTGCGCGAGGGGAATGATTCGCTCAGTCGGCAGACAGAGCAAGCGGCAGCGAACGTGCAGCAAACAGCGGCAACCATGAATGAATTGACCGCAACGGTAAAAAGTAACCGTGAAACCGCAGCAGAAGCTTCATCATTGTCACAGGAAACGCGCGATGCAGCACAACAAGGCGGCAAAGTGATGAGTCAAATGATTGAGATGATGAATGCGATTGCGGAGAGTTCACACCAGATCGCCAACATTACCGGTATCATTGACAGCATCGCGTTTCAGACCAATATTCTGGCGCTAAATGCGGCAGTAGAAGCTGCCCGTGCGGGTGAGCAAGGTAAAGGTTTCGCCGTGGTTGCCGGAGAGGTTCGCAGCCTGGCGCAGCGCAGCGCCCGTGCTGCCAGCGAAATCAAAGCGCTGGTTGAAACCAGCGTGGCGCATGTTAACGCCGGAAGTCAGCTGGCTGATAATGCGGGCAATACGATGCAAGGGATTGTTGAACGCGTACAGAGTGTGACAACTTTAATTGCACAGATTAGCGCGGCGACGGCGGAACAGGCCACCGCACTCAGCGAAGTGAGCCTGGCCGTGGAAGATCTGGATAAAATTACCCAGCAAAATGCGCAGCGCGTGCAGGAGGGAGCGCAAGCTTCAGGACGTTTAAATCAACAGGCCACCCGCCTGGCCGAGGCGATTTCAGTATTTCAATAAGCAACACGGTCAGGCGAATAAAACGCCTGACCGCCACGGTTATTTTTCCAGCGCCGCCTGAATCGCGTCCGCCAGCTCGCTGACTTTATCTTTGGTGAAGTCGATATCTTTGGAAAGTTTATCGCGCCCGGCGTAGGCGTTGGTGGAAGCAACCGATGCCTGAATTATTTCCAGCGCCGCTTGCACCGCCAGCAGGCGCTTTTGTTTCTCTGCGCCATCAGCTGCATTAAAATAACCCTCTAACATATTCATCTCCTTATGTTTACCCGCACAATCAGGACTGCAACGTCGCTAAACGGGCCGCAAACCCGACAAAAACCAGACCAATAAGGGAATTTCCCAGCTTCGCTAACGCTTTTTTTGTCTTCACCAGCTGTGTGACGTACGAACCGGAAATAATTAAAAAGCTGAAATAACACACGCTGACAGCTTCCAGCGTGCTGGCGAGAATAAAAAACGCCATACCCGGTCTGGCAGAATTAACATCGATAAATTGCACAAAAAATGATACGTAGAACAAAATCGCTTTTGGATTGGTCAGGCTCAATATCAATGCGCGCTTAAATATATCGCCTTTATGCACATCGTGTTCGCCCGCGTTTTGCGTTTTGCTGACAAAGGTGCTGTAAAGCATTTTGATACCCAGCCAGAGCAGATAAAGCGCGCCCAGATAGCGAACGATATTGAACAGCACTGGCGTGGTTTTAATCAGCGTGGCAACACCGGCATACGCCAGAAACATTAAGATGGCATCACCAATAAATACGGCGCTTGCCGCGACATAGCCATTTTTCAGGCCGCCGGCGATACTGCTCTTGAGCACAAAAAAGGTGTTTGGCCCCGGCACTAATATGATGAAAATAGCGCCAATAAAGTAAGACCAATAACTGACAACGCCATACTCTGCAAACACGGCTACTCCTTTAGAAACAACTAACCTGCGTTACGGTGACCGCCCCGGCCCCGGTGCGCTAAAACGAGGCGCGCAGGGTGGCGACCCGAACGTTTTTAAACGACGAAAATAATACCGCCAGGCGCGCTAACATGCTACTGCGTGTTTTAGTATGCTTTGCGGGGTTGTAAATCAGGAACCAGTAGCGGCATTTGGCAGGTTCGGAAAAGCGGCGAATGTTTAATATGCCCGCTTAAGATTTAGCCTGGCTTACAAACTCGTTGCGGTTAAGTTGACGAATATTTATTAAGAACCAGACTTTTTCCGCCACGATACATCATGGCTTCCTGTTACGGAAGCCATGAGTCGCTGCATATCTAATAAACAAAATTTTGCGCGTACTCGCCGGAGATTGTTTGCTCAGGGTTACTGCTGGTCGTGAGGTCCGTATAGGTATATTTTGACGGGTTGTCGCGGTTAAAATCCCACCAACCAAGGAAAGCGAGATCGTTTTGATCGGCAAAATCACCGACCAAACTGGCATCGGCTAATGTAAATATTGACAGATCGTCATTAAGCCCGATCATCGGCGTCACCGCAGTTTTAGTGTAAAGCTCTGCTAAAGAGGCGGTTGGATAATATTTTTGCAGTTGCGTAGCGATACTGGTCGCGGCATCCGCGGCCGCCTGCCCCATATTTAATGCATAATTGGCGTCGTAATAATCCATTGCCATACCGTTCACGACAAAATCTAACCCGGCATCGACGGCTTTACTTACAATACCCAGCCCTGTGTTAGTTAAGCCCGTCGGTAAAGTCGGTAATGTGAAGCTGAGCATTACCTCCGGATAATCGTCCTGTACAGCAGATAAGGCTGCGCAAATTTTATCAATATCATACAGACCATTCTCAAGGTCAAAATCCAGCCCTGCTGCGTCATAAACTGTGATAGCTGATTCATACGTATCCACGAGCTCATCTACAGTAAAATTGTATGAGACATCTAAATTTGCTGCGCCGCCAAACGAAATAACGACATTTTTACCTGCGGCATTAAGCTCGTCAGCTAAGGGTTTCGCCCAGTCAAGCGGCATCGTGGGTTGCGCGCCCCAGCAAGCCGTATTCGTTGAGGCCGAAAGCGTAATAAAACCAAAAACCAAACCGTCTACATCCCAGTCGATAACCTGCGTAAAATATAATGGATTCGGTCGGCCCTGGGGGTAATTTTGCCAGTCGCTCCACTCCGCATTAATCGTTACATCAATAAATGGTGTATATATTGTCGACATTATTGTTCTCCGATGCATTGATATGTTTTTATTGCATAGTCGGGCGCATAATAAGAAGATAGATATAGTTTTTCACCACTATCTTTTGAAGAAGAAACTTAATACACAATAAGAACCATCAGATGACCGCAAAAAAAATTTAAAACAATATTTATATGCACCGTCTGGTAACTATACTCTAGAATCAATACGTTTTTCCTAATCTGATTTAAGGTGAAATTTTCCTCGAACCCATACAATTGAGTTAAATACTTTTAATCAGCCAGTGCGCATCTCTACCACCAATTCTCACTTAGCTTAAGATATAGGGAATGCTGAACGCTATGTCAATATGAGAAAAGCCTCCCTTAACAGGATCATTTTTCGGACATAACATGTGAACTTTTTTAACGTTAAGCTTATCATTATGTTGCTATCAGCAGGCAACACATAATCCGCAAGAGTGAAACTTCCTAAATATATTTTAACTATAAATCCCGAGGTATCCTCCCTCAGGTTAATAGTAAAATAATATCCTTCCTGATGTTATTTATATGGCTTTTCATATTCTGCTATGTAAGAGCATAACGGCAACGGGAGGCCGGCTGCACTTGTCGGAAAGTACTAATGATTTAACATGCCATAACAATATAGTAAAGTATCCGGCTATGGCGGACTTTTGCTATGCCAAAAATTAGTATGGACCGTTCCCTGGGCCGGGGCGTGTCAGAAAAATAATATTTTTATTTTATCCAGCTACTGGTTGCGATTTTTAATTTACACAGCACACCCGAGTAATATGGGTATCATGTATTTTAATTACCAGCCCATTAATATTGACTAAGACGTCTTCCTGTAAGCGCCTTCTGAAATACAATTTCATATCTACAGGAATAAACCCGTATTTAACACTAATCGTATCTGCGAAAATATTTTTACGGTTAATAATGTGCTTTCATTGGAATGATCGTTAAGAATTTGCTCTTTCAGCGCCTTATCCAGCATAGCTTCGACAAGCGGCGTCTTGAGACGGGAATTATCTTCTTCAGGCGACGTAAGGCGCTTTACTTGCAGTAATTCCATGCCGCCAAACTTCTTACGTCAGGTGTAAGAAATCGCATGCTTGCGACAAAGCGCAAGGGCGGAAAGCTAGCTCCGGCTTCGTGGATAATACTGAGAGCGGTTCGTCGAAGAAACGCTTTTCATAGAGATGTCCTCATGTGGCTAATGAAGATATTACTTAGTTAATCAACGGGCCAGGATCAGGTGGAGGTGTCGTCTGAGGGTGATACCCAGTACCTGAAAATGAAAAACCCACCAATGTCCTGGCGGGTTTTGCTGTAGCGAATAATTTAACTGAGCTGGAGAACTTGCCGATAAATAATACTCAGAGCGTTTTTAATGTTTCATCGCAGTCAGAGTTTGTTTCTCAAGGTTATATAACTTACGTGAAATACGATTATGCAACCCGATCGCCGTTGACTTCACCAACCAGGGGCTATTCAGACATCTGATGCTTAGCGCAATAAAAACCAGACTGAGGACAGACCATACTAAATTCCAGGTGTTCTTGTCTCCTCCGATCAAGAAGGAGGTATAAGCTGAAACAAAATATATAACAGCGGCCAATGCTATGAGGAATATCACCGTCACCTGTAATTTCAGTGCGAAGAAATTACCGCGCGCAATGAGGAACATTAATGGCATAAAGAACGCACAAAAAACGAGGCTGCCAAAGAGCATCCCTATCACAGTGTAATGGCCAGGCAAGCCCAGCCACTCAGAGAGTGAAACCCACAGATACGCCTGAGGCATAGCAAAGCTAAAAATGGTAAATATACTGCTAAAAGCCAGCGGCAGACCAATCTTGTACCATTCAGCAGAAATATCTATGTCTTCAATCAGGCGATCTTTCAGTAGTTCAAGTGATTGTCTGTCATTTGTCCTGATTTCTTTTGCAACTGACGTCGTAAGTGCAAAACATTTTTTGAGATTATTTAACATTGCAGGTTCAATGACTTCCTTAAACTGAAAACGATTGTATGAGTCCAAACACATACTGCCCGGACTTCTGCACATTTTGCGGATTTCTCAGGGTGCCTGAAAACGCGCTTCCGGCGAACGCAGAAGAGTCAGTCACCGCCTTCATTAATTCATACTGAAGCGACTTCTGCAATGCTTCTGCCGGGTAGCGTGTTGGATATGCCCCGGCTTTCATAAGGGCTTTAATGCCATCATTTGATATACCCGGATTCCTTGCACGAATTATCTCGATCGTGATCCGTTTACGTTCATGCCGACTCAGACCTTTAAGCCATTCAATAGCCTTTGCAGAAGATGAGCTTTTCATCATCCGGTATATGTCTACTGTCTTTTTTAACCCAGCGCCAGCTCCAGCAAGGGAAATGAGATCCAGGGCAGTTACCGTCGACGTATACCATCCCTGCGAATCCAGCCATGCAACATCATCTTCATGCCCGGTGTTAATCAATAATAAACGTCCCGCACCGATAAAACACTGAACACCGGTCGCTATAGTACCTGCTATCATTACGCCAGCAATGTACCCGGTTGCCGCTGCTGTAAAAGGTATAAACAAAGTGGAAGTTACAGCAAGAACCACAGTCGTTACCATAGCCCCACATGACATCGCCGTTGATGTGATTTCTGTCGCCAGAGAAGGTGCCTGAATCGTCCTGGCTGTTGCCTGTGCTGCGGCTGGGGGCGAAATATTACTGACCTTCGTAATGATCACATGGGTTACAGTGCTTTGTGCCGGATTGGCAATTCGTCGGGACGGCCTGACCAGCCACTGAGTCACACCGTTAGAATAAATAATGCCCGCCTGATTAAAATCCCGCGTGCAGTCAAGCTGCTTCGCCAGTGCATGAAAATCAAAATCGACAGGACCAGGTCCTCCCCACGTCTGCGGCCGGTTAAAAGCAGGGAGGCTTTCCGCGCTCCGTCCTGGCAGATAATCTGACATTACTTCACTCCTTTTGGATTCCTGTCGGCTCAAGGAAGCCAGAGTAAGGTTACAAAACATCAAAAAAATTAGGAATATTCCCAATAAGGAAAGTGTAATAAAAAATTATGAAGATTGGCACACAATAAAAGGCTAAACCCGGCTATCTGCTTTTTGAACGCTGCGGAATGTACTATTTGAATGTATTTCCGCTTTTAAAAAAGCGTGTAATAAACGTAGCCTTGAACAGATACATGGAACGGCACTGACGTTTCACGAACATCGTTCTTTATCAAAAAGGCTTTACCGGGCATACAGTGTGGATACGCAAAATCCACTCATGCATCAATCAAAAAAATGAAGACAGATATAACGTCGACCGAGGAAAAGACCAGGTGATCGTCATCACAAAAACAGGGTCATGAATGGGGGGTTTTGGGGAAGAATTTTGGGGAAAGTTTTGGGGAAGATTTTTGCAAGCCATAAAAAACGGGAACCACCCGGCTCCCGTTCAGTTTAATCAGCTAACGCTAATTACATGTTCGCGATAATCGCGTCGCCAAACTCTGAGCATTTCAGCAGTTTAGCGCCTTCCATCAGACGCTCGAAATCGTAGGTCACGGTTTTGGCAGCAATTGCGCCTTCCATACCTTTCACGATCAGGTCTGCGGCTTCGAACCATTCCATATGGCGCAGCAGTAGTTAATGAAAATCTTACTAACCTTTTGATATAACCAGCTTATATCAGACTTATACTCTAGCTAGGTTGAATTTGTACTATCTAATAACTCTATGATTATTAAAGGTACTTACTGAGTTTTGATAACCGCTTTTTGGCCGAAGGTAGCCAGTCGTCTATACGCTGGGTTAGAACAGCAAGTGATTTTAAATCAGGCGCGTTATTCATCATAATCAGTTACATACGTGATTTTTTTCGCCATTATTTCATAATTTTTATACCAGCTTAATCAACTGATTACGCTTAACAATAAGTCTCAATGGCGAATTTTTCGGCCCGGTAATCTATTTGATTTTACTCACATACATTTTTTGAACCGGTTGTAAACTATCAGCTCCCAAGATAATTTTTCGTGCAATTTTTCAGTTAATAAGAGGGATTTATGGCCGATATCGTCACAGGTTTAACTGCTCTTAAAACCGCCTTTGATTTAGCTAAGGACTTAAAAAATGCTTCAGATGCTTATAATGATGCAGAGATGAGGCTGAAGCTCAGCGAGCTATACAGTGCTTTGTCTGAAGCCAAAATCGAACTAGCTGATGCACAATTAGAAATGTATGAACTAAAGCGTAAGATCAGTGAGTTGCAAGGAAAATTGGATGCTTCTGATGAACTTGTTTTTCGTGAAGCAGTATACTGGCGAGCGAATGAAGTTGAAGGGAAACCTAATGGTCCTTTTTGTCCAAAATGCTATGAAGGTTCTGAGAAGAAAATGTCTTCAATGAGTTCGGTAAATGGTCAGTTTCGTTTTGCCGGTCGATATAAATGTAACACATGTGGTACTTACGTTAAGTAAGTGCGCCGTCATGGGGTGTCAGGGGTCGGAGGTTCAAATCCTCTCGTGCCGACCAAAAACTCCAGAAAAAACCAACCTGCTAAGGTTGGTTTTTTTATGCTTGCGATTTACTGGAGGTAAAACAAAGGTAAAATGAAGGTAAAACCCTAGCAAATTACATTGCCTGACGGGTTGCTCGAGAGGCAACTATCCCATTCCCACCGCTAAAAAAGCCAGCGACCGGCGTTCGCTGAGTCGATCAACATATCCACTGTCAATGGCTCTGGCGCATGATGATCAGTTTTAAGGTAGCGGGGTAATATGGCATTTGGCAGGAAGCGAATACCTTCATTCGGGAAATATTTGTTGAAATAGAAATCAGACATATCCACATTCAGTCTTTCCGCATATTCTTCAAGAAAGTCTGTTGCATCTTCCAGCAAAACACTTCGTTTACCTGTGCTAATGGAGGCATCATCAAGCATTTCCCAGAAGTGCTTTTTGATAAGATCCCTGACCTGTGCTGCTTTGTCTGACATTACCATTCTCAATAGTAAGTTGTTATACCTACACCAGCCAGAAAGTGACGGCCAGGATAATGACGGCAAATATCGCTGTCGAACCCCACGCATGATCGGGCCAGAAGGTAACTGCCAACATCCCGAACGCTAAGATGAGTACTGTTGGAACAATAGTGCTGATAAAGTAGCGCAGTTGACGCCGTAACCAGTCCTTAAAAAAATTACTCATTACTTGATTATCCGTTTGATAGCCTCAGCTATGTCTTCATCCGTAGAACGTAAAATACTCAAATTCACATTTCGGCTTATTACAGGTTCTATGAGAAAATACATCATTTCAAGCTTTTCAGCATAAAGCGCATGATAGTACATTCCATTTTGTTGCTTAAGCCTGTTAGCTGCATCTGCTGCTTCCTGCACATAACCGTAGTAACCGGCTATCGTTACAGCACCCGCCGCAATTTTAGCCAACTTACGGTCTATCGAGAACGTCAGACCAAAACTATAACAGGCAGCAGCAACTATTGCCGCAGAAAGAGCCTGGTTAGTTAACGTCGCTGAAGCGATATTAACCCCGGTTTTAAGCAGGATTTTTTGTATTTTTTGAATGCGCTCAGGCATCAGATTTTGTAAGAGCTGATCAACATAAATTTTGAGCATGCTATAAATAATATCACGCCCGGAAACCAGTTGGGTAAGAGCCTCCAGAAAACGCGTATCTTCTTTTTTCTGATTTGCGCAGACATCCTGGTAATTTTGAGTAAAACATGAAGTGTAGAAAAGTAGTCTTGTTGCGCCTTCCTGAACACGATTGGCCTGCGCCAGCACTTCCTTTTGCACTCCTTTCAGTGCATGTTCAAGCCTCAGTCCCAACAATTTATCGGCCTGTAATTTATTGATAATCTGGTTGTTTGTATACATTCTCAACTCTTCGCTGCTTACGAGTCTGATTAAACTGAACTTATTATTGTAACCATATTCACAAGGTAGCATTCAAACATTACGAGCCTGTAAATTATATAAAACGCTTTAAAATAGTCGTCAGCAATGCTAAACATTATTATTGGCAATACCAGATTAAGATTCATAAATTAGTCTTTCCCTAGACTAATACTAAAATAATTAAGCCATTTAATTTAGCTTAAAACATTTATAAAACATATAATCCCCGATGCGCGGTTATTATTTAACCTTCAACAAATCAGAATAGCGGGTAGTGTATCTCGGCGACAGCATTTCGCGCTTCATTTGCCACTGCTGCTGGATGCCCTGCCCGGCAAAGTACAGAGTGCCGCGTCCTTCTCTGGCGTTCAGATGATCCAGCACTTCCATCAACGCACTGCTGTTGTGACGTGGTGAGTTGTCATCAAAGAGGTTCAGTTGCGCGACGCCCTGGCTGAAAAAGTCGCCTAGCATCACCCCGGCTTTCTGATAGCGATGCCCATCCCTCCAGATAGCATCCAGACTACGCGTCGCCGCGTCGATAATATCCCTGCTGTCCTGTGTAGGCGTGAGCAGCTTCACCGATGCGCTGTTACCGTAATAAGGTTCATTCAGGGCAAACGGAGACGTTTTCACAAATGCGGATATAAACCGGCAATACTGATGCTCGCCACGCAGCTTTTCTGCCGCCCTGCTGGCGTAACTGCATATCGCCTGGCGCATCTCGTCATAATCGGTGATGCGGCCACCGAAAGAGCGTGAACAGACAATCTCCTGCTTTGCCGGCGCAAATTCCTCCAGCTCAAGGCACGGTTCCCCACGCAGCTCTCTCACCGTCCTCTCCAGCACCACGTTAAAGTGTTTACGGATAAAACGGATATCTGTATCAGCCAGCTGCAGTACTGTTTTGATGCCCATTGCTTCCAGCTTCTTCGAAATGCGGCGCCCTACTCCCCATACCTCATCAACCGGCAGCAGTGCCATTAGCTTGCGCTGGCGCTCCACGTTCGACAAATCAACAACCCCGCCCGTCTGCCGCTGCCACTGTTTGGCGGCATGGTTTGCCAGTTTCGCCAGCGTCTTGGTCTGCGCGATACCCACGCCGACGGTCAGGTGCGTACGCTTCAGCACGGTCGCGCGTATCTCCTTGCCAAACTCCGTCAGGTCACGACAGTTACGCACCCCGGTCAAATCACAAAAAGCCTCGTCGATGGAGTAAATTTCCACGCGCGGCGACATTTCCTCCAGCGTGGTCATGACCCGGTTCGACATGTCTGCGTACAGCTCGTAGTTACTGCTGAAACAGACCACACCGAAGCGCCTGAACATTTCCGTTTGTTTAAAAAAGGGCTCGCCCATTTTTATTCCGAGGGCTTTAGCTTCTGCGCTCCTGGCGATAACGCAGCCATCGTTATTGGACAGGACGACCACCGCCCGCCCTTTCAGGTCCGGACGAAAAACTGCCTCACACGACGCATAGAACGAATTTACGTCCACCAGGGCAAACATATTCAGCTCGCTGATTTAACGATGTATGTCACCACGCCGAATATTTCGAGCGTATCTTCACTGGTCACCCGGATCGGTCGGTATGCACTGTTCATCGGATTGAGCTGAATGGTCGGGCGAAGCTGCAAACGTTTTACTGTGAACTCCCCGTCCACGGCGGCAATAACAATATCTCCGTGTTCTGCGGTGCGGGAGCTGTCAATCACCAGCAGGTCACCATCGCTGATCCCTCCCTCGATCATCGAGTCTCCGGCGGCTTTGACAAAATATGTCGCGCTTGGTTGATGGATCAGTAATTCGTTTAAATCGATACGCCGCTCGACGTAGTCAGCCGCGGGGCTGGGGAATCCGCACTGTACGAGGTCGCTAAAAAGAGGAATTGCGACAATAACTCGCGGAAAATCTGCTGGTTCTGGTTTGATGAACTGCATGTATAGTCTCAATTAATTATTACTGTTTATGTATACAGTAGTTTCATAATTGAGACTGATCAAGCCCCCGCTTCGCTTACTTTAGCTAACAAAAGGGGTTTATCTTTTAAGGTGAAGGAAATAGCGGAAAATTTGTTTTTTCTGAATGTTCATTTTTTGTGCTGCAACGAGTTAAAACAGAAAGAAAAAGACACCAGCACAGGCCGTTGTTATTGAGTACGGCCAACTCAGTGGTTCCAACTCCATGTCTGCATTCCTGACAATATGCTCATAGTATTTTCTGTTCTGCTGGCTATGCCAGCGAACGCCAATCCGCCTGCTACAAAAAGCTGAATAATCGTACCAGCCATATTTGATATACATATCTGCTCCGGGCTTCTGTATGACGACTACGTTCCCCAATCAACCGGCGGGGTAAAATGGTTAGAGGAATTAGCCGGGACGGTTACTCCATCCATACGGGTATTTTTCATAAACGATAAAGTTTGTCCAAGAGTGTATGAGATAACAGTTAGCTGAAGCCATTACCGTACCATTGCTACCAGGCCCACCAGACTTTGCACACCGTTTCAGGGTTCATCGGTTATCTCACCGGCTCTTTATCAAGCCCTGACGTTGACATATCGCTTACCGCGTGACTTATCACGCCAAAATCCTGTCCTTCTAATCTTGCTTTGCATAAAAATCAGCCATAACCATAAATCTCCTTAATGCTTGTTAAGAAATCATTTATAGTTGTATCGTTTCTTCTGATGAAGATCTGAAGTAGAGCAGAAACTATATTTTATAGGTCATTTTTAACTTTGCTCATTGGCTAGGTTGACTCTAAAGGAAAGGATTTGATGAATCTTTCGTTTTCACTTTTATTGTCGGTAGGTTGCATAATTTGCATTATGGCATTATACAGCACACCAATATTTAATTTTCTTGACCAAGACATAAAAGAAGAAAGAAGTAACAGTCTTGATGGGATGAGATTTTTTCTTGCTTCATTTGTAATTTTTCATCATCTGGACTGTGCTTACACATACATAACCACAGGAAAATGGACACCGACCTCTGAATGGTTTTTATATATGGGTAAGTACGGCGTCGCTCTTTTCTTTATGACGACTGCTTTTTTATTCTGGGGGAAGGTTAGAAATAAGAATACTGTTGACTGGGTAGATTTATATAAAAAAAGATTTCTCCGCATTGTCCCGCTTGCGCTATTTTGTTCTTTAATAGCAATTCTTATGCTTATTATTTTTACAGAAAGAAAACCATTTTCTTTTGAATTTATATCTAATGTGCTCTCATGGTTTGATGGTGGTTTATGGAACAGTAGACCACCTGTTACATCATTTGATAAACCATTCATGGCATTGGCTGGTGTAACATGGACTTTACGATGGGAGTGGGTTTTCTACTTTTCCTTGCCATTATTCTTTATGTTTAACAAAAGGTCTCTGGAAATTTCTGTTGTACTTTTTGCTTTTTCAATATATTTCCTTCCTGAAATCACTCGTGATGCCTATCTTTGGTCATATTTTTTTGCGGGCATGCTATGCTGTGAACTAAAAAATAAAATCTACCTTTCTAAGCAACATGCCAATATCATCTTAATTTCAGCAATCACAATAACTTTCCTTGTTAAGCCGGAAATATTTAGATCTCCTGAAAAATTATTTTTGTGCATAATGTTCTTCTCTATTGTCTCTGGCGCTGACTTATTTGGACTACTTACAACAAAAGCTGTAAAGAGACTTGGTGCGATTAGTTACAGTTTATACTTAACGCAAGGGTTTGTGTTATTCCCGCTGGCTATGTATTACAGAGAAGTAGACGGTGTGGATTTAAACTTTAGAATGCTGTGCATTTTTATTACATCATATATTGCTATATGCCTGATCTCAGCCTTTACTTATCACTTCATTGAACGCCCATTCATGAGACAGTCAACTAAACCACAAAGTAAACAATCTACTGAATTTATTTAATATTATAAAATTAGCCCAACGTGTTCTGCGTCGGGCTTTATTTAACATTTATTCAGGCATCCGGTGCTGAAGGAAACGCGGCATCACCATCAGCTGCTGAACTATATGCCCTGAGGGCTTTGCGGTAAGTTGTCCACAAAGTCAATTCAGCCTTAACTGCCGCCTCTGTCGTGCCGGAATAATCCTCATCCTCAATTCGTTCATTTAACGCTGTAATTTTTGCGCTGGCGCGAACATACTCCGATTGTGCTAGTTGTAGATTCAGGGCCGCCTGCTCTTCCGGTGTAATAACAATTACAGGCGCTTTAAATTCCCAATGGCCGCTACTGTTCTGCTCAGCTGAAAAGCCTGGGCCTACCTGCTGGCCCTTTTTAATTTCATAAGTGCTGTACTCGCTAAACAAGTCGCCTTTGCCATCCCAGACAATAACATTTTTGACAACACCATCTTTAATTATTGCATAATCGGCCATCATGCATACTCCTCAACAATAACAATGCCAGCAGAGCCATTTCCACCAGATGTGGCGGTTGAGCCACCGGATACCGTTGTTACAGAGCCTGCCCCACCAGCGCCATATCCAGATCCTGAATAACCTGTTGTGTTAGTGGTCATTCCACCACCACCACGCCCCAACACAGATGAGCCACCTGCGCCGCCTTTTGCTGTGGATGAGTTCAGTGAAAACTGACCAAACCCTCCCTGCCCTGGAATATTAACAAGCACATTTGTCCCTGAGCATGAACCCGTTGGTCCTAATTCAGAAACCGCCGTCTGGGTGGTGGCTGTTGATGAACCCAAATTACCACCCGCTCCGCCGGGTGCCGTAATATATGACCCAAATGAAGAATCACCACCTGAAGAACCATTACCACCAGCAGATGCTGTTCCGCCAGTACCTACGGTTACCGTTACCGATGAAATGGAGGTGGCATCGATCAGGTCGGTCTCTCCGTAAGAACCTGCGCTACCTCCATGCCCGGCGGCAACATATCCCGATGACGTTGATGCTGCTGCACCACCACCGCCTCCACCAGCGCCTTGCACCATAACCCTTATTTTCTTAGTGCCGGATATTGGGGTATATATACCGCTTGAGGTGAATATTTTAATATTAATTAATCGGCCAGCCATGAGTTTCTTGATAGCAGTAAGAACCTGAGCTGCATCATTAACATTCAGTGTGAGTCCTGCTGACTCAACAATATTTGCCAGTTCTTCCTGAATGGCATTAAAAGCTGCGGCGCGTAAACGTGTTGCCGCGACACCGCCAGCCACACTACCGTCTGTATATTTACCATCTGATGTTGCAGTGGTTTCAACTTGCCCGATACGGAGCATAGATAATCCTCACTTGATTAAGCGATAAGGCGTGAAACAGAGATATCGATTACGAATAATTGAAAATAATATTCAGATGCGACGGAGCAATTTTATTGATGGAGCATTCAAGTTGCTTATTTCCCCATGCTGCGAGCGGATCTCCACAATACGCACCACCCGCGACGGCATATTTTATTGTCGTTTCAGGAGCATTAATTCTCCACGTAAACGGCCACTCATCGCCATTCAGGGCATCACCACAGCGTGACATTCCTGCCATCGCCGGGCGGAACTGCGTGATGGTGATCGTGTATCCAAGAGCCGCGGCAACCTGTATGTAATAATCACGATTCAGCCCACCCGTGCTGATAAGTTTTGAGACAACAGCGCGCTGGCGGTCGCGAATACCACTGATTTCGCTGATGGCGCACTCATCGGGTAGCCCTAATGTGCTTTCCCATTCCGACAGCATTATCGTAGCAGTGGGGGGAAACGCCCCTGCCAGCAGGCGCTGGGCATCAGAATCTGAACGCTGAAACGAACGGGCCAGCGCGCGCAAAACCGCAGACTGAACAGACGATGAAACACGGGGCCATGCTTTTCCCGGTGGCATAAGTGCCCGAAGAGCCGCCGTGTAATTCTCAACAGAAAAAAGGCTCATACAAAGCTCACTGTACCCAGAACAGGAATTTCACCAACATCAAACGTGATATTTGCCGACGGCGAATCAAGAAGATATCCCGTCGTTCCGTTGACACTGCCAATCGTCAGATTGATGTCAGACAGATACACCAGCCCTGTTCCGTCTGGCTGTGCAGCTTCAAAAAACAGGTTTGTCAGCGCCGTTTTGATGTCCGCGACGGTGGTACTGTCTGCACTGGTTAACCCGGCGATGACCAGATTGATGGTTTTCTGGATCGGCGAACAGACGAAAACGATCGCTGTGTCAGTCTGGCGGGGGTAAATGTAATCGGCGACCGTAAGCTGATCTCCTGTAGCCTTTACCGCCCCCCAGTCCTCAAGCTGAGAAATTCCATCCGTACCCACCGGGAAACCGCCATTGCTGTTGCTGTCACACATAATATATACGCCAACAGTGCCGGCACCGTTCAGCCGTCTTTTTACCCAGGCGCGCGTGACACCGGAAACGGCCAGCGCCCAGGACTTATAATCTGCATCACTACCCCCCTGGGGCGGATTCTGAAATGCCAGCAGCCCCCTGCTGCGAAAATCCTCTTCGTCTTCAGTGTCTGCACCGCCGGTCGCCGCCGTTAACAGGGTGATCTGGTTTTCGATTCCTGCCGCATTTGAATCGAGGGTCAGAATGGTCCCGGCGTCTGCGTTCCCTCTGGCACCGCCCCCCGTCACATCGCCGCTGACATCAGGGAGCATGGCAGTCACTGACGTCGTGCCATAGCCTGACGCGTCAATGACCAGCTCCGTATCCGTTGTATACTGATAGCCGTCGGATCTGTTGAGAACCGTTCCGGCTGGAAGAATGGCATCAACCGTTCCTTTAGCCTGCGCGGAAAGCGATTGCGCGGCGCTGGCGGATTTACGGTAAACACTCTTCATCGCCATCCAGCCCGCCAGGTTTTCATCCGTTGCATTGAATGGCGTTGACTGTTTCGCGATGTAATCAAGATAGGCATAATGCAGATGCGCCATACCGGCATCCATATCCGCCAGCACCTTCAGGTTGGAAAAACGCAGCAACTGACCAACGGCTTCAAGCTCAGACTGCATAAAGGCGCGGTTCTGATCACGCAGCTCCGATAATGTGGCTCGTTTAAACGGCATTTATCTGTGACTCCCACACCCAGTAAAATTGTAATGTTTCCCACGCATTGTTTTGCGGGATCAGGTAGCGGATAAAGAGATTGAGCCTGTTCGGATACACAATCCGGGCAACCGGCTCCACCTGTATTACCACACCATCATCGACGAGCCATTTCAGGGCTTCCCGCGCATATTCCTCGCTACGCAATGCCACCTCGCGGGTCAGTTTTTCACGCCGGATTAACCACAGACGGGATCCCAACTGGTTATCTTCTGTCGAATCCCCCCACCAGCCGCGACGGTCGTTATCTTCATACGGATCATCTTCATGGGCCACACGATCGGTGAACAGACTGATGATAACGGCTGTCTGAAAATCATCGCCGCTGGCAAGCGCGCCGGGGTTTTCCAGCCAGTCGGCATAAAGCTCATCGACATTCCAGAGACTTTTAATATCAGCCATCGACAGGGCTCCCGGTTATTTCCGAAGTGATAGTGCTTGATCCACCCTGCACGTTTTTAACGTCGTGATCATGCTGGTTATAGGCCTCACGCAGCTGTTTAAGCGTGACGGAATTGGTATCGCAGTTATCGATGATGTCCCCGGTACACAGGAGTTTCGGGGTGATAAATTTAGCCGTTTCGGTTGCTGTCGCGGTCAGGTTTCTGGCGTTATTAATCGTCACATCCTGCCCGGCCGCCTCAATGGTGATTCCGCTTTCGGTGAGCAGTATCGACAGCCCCCACTGGTTATATACGACCGTTTCACCGGGATTTAACCCGGTATGGCGGAACCCCTGATGTCCGGAGGCAATAACCACCGGGCTTGAGCGATCGCCACCGACAAATGCGATCACAACGTCGCTGCCGACAGGCAGGCCGGAAGAAAAACCAAAATCGAGCAGGCGGTGCGCGCTGGCAACTTCCAGCGGCGTCTGGTACTGAATTTGCTGCGCTGCGCCGGTATCATCCTGTCCGGTCACCCGGCCAATGCCGAAGATATTCGCGATACGCGTCATTAAATTTGCCATGTCTTCCTCACTGGTTAAGCCCCGGAATGACCTGGTAAAACTCATAGGGCTGGACGGAGAATGCCGCTGGCGGCATCAGTGAAAGCTGGGCATGGGTGCCACGCTCATCCCGTAAAAATGTCACCTCAGCGATAAGCAACTCCGTATTTTCCAGTTGCAGTGTCGGGAGGTTCACCGGGATCAGGGTGTTTGGCTCCCACAATTTTCCGGCACTGTCCCGCCAGCTATCAATGGTGACATTTAGCTGCTGTGCCCTCCCGTACCGCCGGTTCATCTCCCAGTCGATACAGTTTTGCGCCCGGTCTTTCGCCAGCATGGTGGACTCGACCAGAATAATGCGTTTGCGGTAACGCATACTGGCGGCATCAGGATCGCGCGCGGTCGCCAGCGTGACCGAATCATACGCAGAGCCCGGCGCCCAGCCGGAAATGGGAGAGACTCCGAGCGAGACGCCGACATAATCGGAAAAGCGGTCGGCCATCGATTTCCGGTAATACGCATCCTCGACGTTAACCCCCTCCGCCACCCCGCTGGCGGCTTTCTTCGTTCCGACGCGGGTAAGCAGCAGACTGCCATCGGGTTTGTCGTAATAAAGGAGTGCCGCCCAGCGGCAGACCCGATCAATGATCTCCTGCGGCGATTCTCCCCAGTTAATCGTGAACTGCGGAACCGTCTGAAGATCGCTGACATCACAATTCACTTTAATCCCGTAAAACGACGCCAGACGTGTGGCAATGTCCATCACGGTGCAGTTACTGATAACGTTGTTTGGCCACTCCGCTGAACAATCGACAAGATCCTCACACTTCCCTCTTCCGGTCGCGCGTATTTCATGCCTGGTGCGATTTACTGAAGGCGACCAGTCATCCACATAGCCAGTAATTACCAGATCGTCGCCTAATTTTACAACGCAGGAATTGCCCTCTTTTACGAGCTGCTTTCCGGCGGTTCCGGGGTAATAGTCCATCAGCCCGAGGTCAAAATCAGATGGAAAGCGTTCAATACCGCGGGTGACACGAACAACGTCCCACCCGGTGATGATTTTCCCGTTAATTTGCAGCGATACCTCATCCGTCATTTGCGAAGGACCTTCATTTTTGTTGGCATAAATGCGGGATGTGGAACAGATGTGGCGGCGATTAACTCACCGGCGCGCCCGGCATCCTGATACAGACGGTTCGCCAGAACGAGCGCCGGGAGGGATGCCCCCGAAGTGAATTCGACCAGGTCAACAAGCCCCTTCGATGTGGTCCCCATCGTTGTCACGAACGACTCACGCAGATTGAGCAGCGCCTGATAGATATCATCATCACCACGATCCCCTGCTTTCGTCAGTGCCATATCAAGCTGAGCCATTACGCGTTCTGTCAGTGCATCGGCTTCATCACGGCTACCCGGACTGGCAGTTACGGCAGCGGTAACCATCGCGCCGGAACACAGCACCAGAATGACGGTATTGACGCTGTCAGCGACGTCCTGATCGGCGCTGGCTTGCTGGTACTGCGTGCTCAGCGAATTCGCCAGCTTTTCCAGCGCGCGGAGGCGTTCATTCACACCGCCAGTGGCATCCAGAACTGACTGGACGACATCACTGACACGCTGCACGAACTCGTCAACAGTGGCGGAATTGTTGAGGGTAGAAACCTTATCCGAGATATTCTGCCTATCCGTAATCGCCTGGGCCATAGTCTGTTTAACAAGCGCACCGGGATCACTCGTATCATCAATATCAGTTTGCCCGTTTGCTCCCGACGAGCCACCTGTTGAACCCTGGCTGTAGCGGCCATAACGGGTATTACCGAATGTCGATTTCAGCGTGTTGCCAATATTGGTCACCTCGCTGATGGTGCTGTTCACGGTATTCGTCCAGAAAGCGATCGTACTTTTTATGGTTTTAATACCCTGGGTGACGCCGCGGATTTCGCTTTTTATTCTGGCTATCGCACTGTGGACAGTTGTGCTGGCCAGTTTCAGGTAGTTTGTTTTCACCGAGGTTGCGGCAGCTGCCGTTGTCGTTACAGCAAAAACCTTCAAACCGGACTCAATACAGGTGAGCGTGAACTCGAAGGATCTTCCGCTGCTCAGGCTTTCGCCAATCCGCAGACCATTTTCAGGGATGGATACCGTCATTTCACCGAGCGTGGGGTGAATAAGCGTGCCGGCATCTTTTGTTTCACAGGCGGCGATTAAGGCCAGGCGCTGCTGAATAACATCACCGCCACCGTAGACCACGCTGTCCTGAATGATAAAACCACGAATCGTGATTTTACGGACACCCCGCCCCATATCTTCTATCCATGCGGTATCACGGTAAGGATATTCATGCACAGCAACGCGCCTGCCGTGGCTCGTTTCTCCGGCAAGTACTGCGAAGGAAACGCCGCGAAAACTTGCCTGCCGCAGGGATTGATACCAGGGGGAGGAGCCCGAATCCATACCCAGCAGCGATGAAAGTGCATCGGTAACAATTGCCATCGGTTCTCCGGAAAGAAAAAACCCGCCTTAAAAGGCGGGCCTGAAGTCAGTTATTGCTCATGGGAAAAACAACACGACCGCCATTATTTACCGTTGTACTTTTACGTGCGCCCGTCTGGTCGTTTGTAATGGTTACATCCAGTTTCATCGGGTTATCGTCAAAGGCGGTTTTAATGGCCTGACTGATATCCTCACCAGCGCCAGCGCCGCGCTGCTGCGCGAGGATGTTGCTGTCCCTCAGCCCGCTCCAGCGGTCGTCAAAAATAGCACTACTGACACCCGCATCAAGCTGATCACGGCTAAACGGCTGTGTCCCGTTTTCATGGCTGATCATTGCCGACATCAGATTGCGAAGGACGGCGGGATCATGAAGATTCACACGATCCTGAGCCTGGTATCCCGTCGCTCTGGAGACATCATTAATGTAGGCACGGGTGTTATTCTCCGAGGATGGCGCATACGTATGAAGAATGCCGCTGATGGAATTATTCCCGCGGTCGCCATACAGCATAAGCTGGCGCGCCATTGCCGCCAGGCCATCGGCGTCCGAGCCAAACTGCGGAAAACTGCCGTCACTACCGACCGCATTCGGTGCCACCCGGACGTTGCCGGGGTTGTGGTTGCGCAGCCCACGGGCATTATTACGTTGTTGATCGAAAGGAGCCGTTGAAACGCCGGGAACCGGCCGTAAAGCGCCGTTAAGATCCGACTGTAATTGCTCCGCCGTATTAACCGGCCGCATCCAGTCGTTATAACGCTGCCGGAATCCGTCGGTCATCACCCCGAAATCAAGACCAACCTTATCCATCGTCCCCAGCGACTGATAAAACTCAGGATTGTTATAGCCCCAGCGCAATTGATCAGCTTCTTTACCCCGTGTGGCGCCGAGAAAATGTGACAGAGAGATGCTGTCCAGTCCGTTTGTCAGGATATCTTCAACCCCTCCCAGACCGTCTTTTACCGATCCATCGGACAAAACGGCGCCGGAAATTTTCTGGCTGGTACGATTTTTAAGCCCGTCCCAGGCCGCGCCCAGCTCATTAATGGTCTGGTTGAGATCGGTAAGCTGGTTATTGATAGCCGGATCAACGGTCAGGCCAAGTTTGTCGGCTTTGGCCAGCAGTTCTTTCAGACGGTTTCCTTCCCGCATCAGTGAAAGCGTTTCAGGGGTAAGACCCAGCGCATCCGCGACTGTTTTCTGCATCTCCGGACGCAGTCCGGGGAAAATTCGGGCGATGGACTCCATCGTTTTCATTACATCGACGGCACCATCTTTATTTTTAACAATCTGCGCGCCAATCTGGGACATCACAGCCAGCACCCCCGAGTTGTTCCCGGCAGCCGCATCGTTGAAGGTTTTGAACAGCCCCTCAACAGAAGCGTGAGCCGTCTCACTGTCAGCGCCCAGTATCTGCATGGCACCGGACAGGCGGGAAAAATCATCAACGCGCATCCCGGCATTTTTAGCTGAAATGTCCAGATCATAGGCATTGCGTGCCGCCTGCTTAAGCGCATCGGCGGCAACGATACCGCCCTTCGCCATGCCATAGGCGGCGGCACCAACCAGCCCAAAACGGCCTGCCGCGCCGCCAAACTTAAGACCCAGCTCTCCCACCATTTTTAGCGGCGGAACCATATCACCAATAAACTGCACATTGTCCCGCGCTGCGCGGGACATGTTTGACAATCGGCTGGCAAGTCCATCCAGTTTATCATCTGATTCCTGACCACCGAATTTGAGCCCCTGCCGGGTTTGCTCAATTTGCGGATTCAGCTTTCGCAATGCCTCATCAATTCTGATGATCGTCGCTGTGGCCTTGTCCCCGGCGGTCAGTTCAAAATCAAACGCATTACTCATCAGCAGGTTTCCGTCTTATCTGGTTAATACGCTTCGCCTGTTTCACCCACCACATCAGACGATCGAGCGTCATCCCCCACGCCCGTTCATCTGACCAGCCAAAATAAGCCGTTATGTCTGCGGCGCGTTCTTGCCAGAGGGTGAGGCGTTCCAGGTCAAAAAACCCAGAAGAAAGTCCTCGCACTTCCGGAAATCAATAAAATCCATTTTTTGCAAAACAGATTCAGGAATCCCCCCGGAAGTGAGTGCGATCAGTAAGCGCATGGCAGCAAGAGAGGTTTTTGCCGCCTGCTTTTCGTAGAACTGTTCCGCCTGTGACAGCGTGGGCGCCCGCAGCGTCAGCGATTCATAACGAATCTTCTGCGCTGCGTCTTCGAACGGAACATCGAGGAGGATTTCTTTAACTCGTTCAATTTCAGCCATGATCAGCTCTCCGTTACATCTGCGCCTTCCCAGCGCACATCAAAGGTTGCTTCTTCACTCTCAACTTCCTGAGAGTTGACGGTCCAGAGCCCTTTGCCAATGATCGTCTTACCGTTTGCCAGTTCCGCAATCACGTTGACGTTAGTCTGCCCGTTAAAGTCAGAAACCGTTGTTCCGCCGCTGTCCCGCACCTGGCAAGAGATATAACCAGGTATCGGCTTTTCTTTATAGCCATGGACACCATCCATGCCATTCAGCGTGGTACGTTCCACTTTCGAAGGACGGTATTTAAACTGCCCCACCACCATGATCGAAACACCATCGACTGTGACATAGGCTGTCCCGGCGAGGCGGTTTGATGTATCTCCAGCCATGGTTATGCTCCTGTGCTCGCCTGGAGGCGGAACTGGTTAAGCAGCGCGAAGATGCGCAGCTGGTTGATGAGAGTACCGGTCCACAGGACATCGACACGATTCGGGTTACTGGCGTTTTGTTCCACGATAAGCCCGGCGGCAAACCCTGCGGAATCCTGGACGTACCCCTGGTACTCCAGCGTCTGGTACTGGGCAATCTGATCCGCACGAATGATGTTTGGCGTGACGATCGCAGCGCCCGGCGCAAACCGCGTACCGTTGGCCGCCAGTTTCATGCGCGCAAAACGGCTGGTTACCTGCGCGCGCAGAAAACGCACCACGAAAGCAAGAGTGAACAGCGTTTCGACCTGCAAATAGCTGTCGTCGTCATCGCCATAGCTGTTTTGCTGATAAGTGGTGATCAGGTTTTCAATACGGACCGTACCATCATCATCCACCGTGAACGTTGAAATTCCGCTGTACAGTAGATTGTTGCGCTCCGTAAGGTTAAAGCGATCTTCCAGCGCCGGAGCCAGCACGCCAGAAATCGCCAGGGTTTGCAGGGGGCGTCCCGGATCATTGCGCAGGCTGACTGCCGCTGCGCCGGTATAGCCCGCCGACCAGACCCACGGGGGGGATGGTGACTTATTCACGCCCATCATCGTTTCATGCTGGTTGTTACGCGATTCGCCCTTAGTACCCAGCACCGCATATGTCCCGGTCGTTGTGGTAAATGCATGACCATAGAGCTGCTGATCCCATGACCAGCGACCGCTGCTATCGGACAGAAACGCTTTCAGCGCATCAATGGATGTCGTGTCATCGTAGGCGCTGACGATGAAATCAAACGTCCGGTCCTGCAGGTTGGCCAGTGCAGCGGTAATATCAGGCGCGCCAGTGCCACCAGCCATCGGGGTAATGGTCAGATCCAGCCCTGCCGGCGTGGCTTCACCACTGGGTGTACCGAGAAAGTTAAGGCGAATATCCACGCTGTTACCCTGTGAACCGAGGTTTTTCGCCGTCAGTGTGATGGTGTCCGTCGCCGCTGACGCTGTCACGGGCAGCGATGTTTTTGCATTGATCGCCGCCGCCAGGGAAGTGGCAATGCCTGCGACAGTATCTGTAGCAACAACAGTCAACTGGATACGGATACCGGCAATATACAGCGAGATAACCCCGGTATCCGTTGGCGCGCTGGCAACCTTAATGGTGCCGGTAGCCCTGACCATTGAACCGGCATCTTCCTCAAGCGGCAGGATCCAGATTTCGGCGGCGGTATCATTAGCCAGATACGCGGTCATCATGGCATGCAGAAGACTGCCTTTTCCGGCCAGTTCGCCGACAGTATTGGCCGACGATACGCGTTCAGGAATACCTGCGGTTGCCGTACCGGAGGACAACATCCCGCCAATAAGTAAAGTCCGCTGCGTCGCCGTCGCGGTGTTTGCCATAGAATTGTCAAACTCCACGTAAAACAGAGGGGCGCGCAGATTATTGGGTACACGTGCAAACGGGACTGTCATTCTGTGCCTCCCTCATTTTTTACTGTCTTTGTCGAGGCCACGGACGTTACCGGTTTGTCTGTGGTAGTAACATCACCATCACGTAAGCGGCGGCGCCAGAAAATGGTGTCCGGGACGTCCGCGCCATCTGCGGGCAAAGGGGAGCCCTTAACGGGATCGCGAACGCTGAGCCCGTTTTTCGGTTTTACAAACATGGGTTACTCCTGGAGATTGATATTTGCGCCTGACTCGACGGTGCCATCAGGCATTTGCACGCGCAGGTCAATACCTTCTAACGGGACGGATTCAACCGGATAAAAATCCTCTGGTCCCTGGTAATATTCGATGTCAATTTCATAGAGAAGCTGTCCGAGGTGCGCTTCGCCATCGGCGCTGACATCAATGGTTGAACGGATTTCACGAAACTGCTGGATAACCCGCGTCAGATCGTAACTGTTAACTACAGCCCGATCGATTTGCTCACGCAGGGCCTCCAGCGCCAGTTCGGCCTCCAGCGCACCATCATCATCAGTTTCACCGTCATATTCCTGAATGCGGCCGGAAATACGAACCGTTGTTGTGGTGGTGAAAGCAGGAGTATTACGCCCCTGCGAATGTTTGTGATCAAAAGGAGTCTGTACCAGCAGGCATGGGTACATCGCGCGGGTTGTGGGAAAATCGCGTGGAGAAAATACGTTTTCTCCGGCGCTGGTCTTTCCCTTCAGCGCATCCACCACCAGCTGGCGAACATGGGCTGCATTCATTTTGCCTTCACTATCGTCAGAACCAGTTTCATTCCCCCGTGGCTGTCTGGCTGCACATCAGCAATGTTAAATAGCTGATTAACCGCCACACCGCCGACAATCCGGATGAACACGCGATCCCCCTGAGCTGGACTGGCGTGACCAGAAAACTCAGCATCACGAACACCCAGCACCGGGTTTGTGGTGTTGATTTCCGCACCGCCATCAAGATTTTCAGATGCCTGAACATAGCCCCGATCAAAAACCCCGTTCACAGGGAACGGGGCTCCATTTCTTGGCCGGTATTCATGTTCATCGCCAAAAACGTGATGCAGAGGGGCGAGAAGGTGCTCATCCCAGTTGACGCCCATACCCTACTCCGATGTCACGCTAACCGAAGGCTGGGCGGAGAGAACGCGCTGGCGAAGCTGCTCAATATCACCGATAACACCGGCTTTGAGCAGCCGCGCAGCATCAGCACCTGTTACCGGAATAGTCATGTTTTCACGATAAATTTCGCCATCATGGCGAATATGGTTACCTTTCAGCACCACGTATTCCGGTTCCGTTTCAGCATCAGTTTGCGTGTTTTCGCCAGCAGCGTTCAGATCCTCATTACCTTCACCACCAGCGTTCAGATCTTCGTTACCTTCACTACCCGCATTCAGATTTTCGTTGCCTTGTTTTGCCATGTCACACCACCGTTGCACAGAGAGAAGCGTTTACCCGGCTCGGGATAACCAGCGGTGCAGATTGCATCATCAGTAAGCGCTGTGCCGGATCTTCTTTCACCCAGGTTTTAGGAGCGAAAGCGAGAGGGCCATAATTGAAGGCCGGATCGAGAATGACGCCAAAAGCTCGCGTCCCCATCAAATCTGCACAACTCATGAGAACGGCACCATCCGGAATCAGTGG